AAGCCGTATGCCTAGTCCGTACCGACAGCCGCCAAGGGGAGGCCCATCTAAAGGTGGAAGAGGGCCAAGCGGCCCAACTAAGGGCGGCTCTCCTCCATTTATGCCCAACCTTCCTTATCGGGGTTAATCATGCCTTTGCAGAAGATTCAGTTTGCACCCGGAATTAGTAAGGAGGGTACAGATTATACTGTCGATCAAGGTTGGACTGACTCCGACAAGATACGGTTTAGGAAAGGTCGCCCAGAAAAAATTGGTGGATGGGAAAAGTTTTCTACAAACACATATGAAGGCGTTGGAAGATCCCTGTACACATGGTCTAGTTTAGGCGCAACCAAGCACACAGGCTTAGGTACTAACTTAAAGTTTTATATTACCGAAGGTATAAATTTTAACGATGTTACGCCTCTTAGAGCTACCACATCCGCTGGTGATGTTACGTTTTCTGCGTCAAATAATGACTCAACAGTTACGGTTACTGACGTTTCTCATGGGGCTATTGTTAATGACTTTGTGACATTTTCTGGTGCGGCAAGTCTGGGTGCAAACGGCAATATTGTTGCTAGTGTTCTTAATCAAGAATATCAGATAGCCTCAGTTACAGGGACAAACACTTACACAATTACCGCGAAGGACACATCTGGAAATACTGTAACTGCAAACACCAACGACACCTCAAATGGAGGCGGTAGCACAGTTGGCGCATATCAGATTAACACCGGATTAAACACTTACGTTGCAAGCACGGGATGGGGTGTTAATGCTTGGGGCAGTGGCGGTTTTGGCTCTTCCAGTGCTATCTCCTCTGGCAATCAACTTAGGCTATTTAGCCAAGATAACTTTGGAGAAGACCTTGTATTCAATGTCAGGGGTGGAGGTATATATTACTTTGACCTTTCTGGAGGACTGGAAAGCAGAGCTATTGACATAACGGATGCCTCTCTTGGCGGGTCAAACCCTCCTTCATCTGCCTTGCAGATAATGGTATCGGATGTAGATCAGCATGTTATTGCGTTTGGTACAAATCCTATAGGCTCATCGATCCTAGATCCTTTGTTTATTAGGTTTTCAGATCAAGGCAACTTAGCTGACTGGACTCCTACGGCAACCAATACGGCTGGTGGCGTAAGAATAAACTCTGGATCATTGATTGTAGGTGCAATTCAAACAAGACAGGAGATACTTGTTTTTACAGATGAAAGCCTACACTCGATGAGATTTGTTGGTGGATCGTTTATATTTGACTTCTCAACACTAAGCACGGATGTCTCCATGATTTCTCCGAGAGGGGGGATTAATGCTAGAGGTGCTGTGTATTTTATGGATGAGGGTGGTTTTAATGTCTACAACGGCTCCGTTCAGCCATTGCCATGCTCTGTTAAGGATCATGTGTTTTCAAACTTAAACGTAAGTCAGGCATATAAAGTTTTTGCCGCTGAAAACTCTGCATATTCTGAGGTTACTTGGTTCTATCCTATAGGCACTGGCAATACAGAAATAACTAATTACGTGACGTATAACTACGAAGAGAATCTATGGTCTATAGGAACTTTAGCTAGAGGTGCTTGGCACGACTCAGGTATGGGTGACTCGCCTATAGCAACAACTGTTATAACCTCATCAAATAACAACTTGCTGTATAACCATGAAGTTGGTTTTGATGATGATGGATCACCTATGACGGCCTTTGTTGAGTCGGGTGACCTTGAGATTGGGGATGGCGAGGGATTCATGTTTCTCAGCAAAGTAATTCCTGACTTCTCGTTTGATGGGGCAAATCCTGCGGTTGCTATTACAGTTAAGGGTAGAGACTATCCGCTTCAAGATACAACTACACTTTCGTCTGTTACTATTAACCAGTCAACAACAGAGTCTTACTTGCGAGCAAGGGCTAGACACCCTGTCATTCGCGTGGAAAGCACAGGTTCTGGTTATGGCTGGCGGCTAGGAACTCTTAGGTTTCATATCAGACAAGATGGTCGAAGATAATGGCTATAAGAAAAACGCCACTGCCAATTCCATTGAACCAGTATGACGTTCCAAATGAGAGCCTGACTAGAAAAGTTATTGAAGATGCATTTAATCAGCATGAAGTTGAGATAACGGCGGCAAAAACTCAAGGTGATAAGGAAGGATCTTTAGCTATGCGTAGATTTCAGTTCTTGTTAATGGGTGCTTCGTGACTGACGTTATTAAAGTATTAGGCCAGCTAGACCCAGCGGCTACGACAACAACGGTTTTATATACCGCGCCTAATCTGACGCAGACAACTGTTAGCTCTTTGGTGATCTGTAACAGAACAGGCTCCGGCATTACCTTTAGGGTAAGCGTTCACGTTGCGGGTGCTGGCGCAAACGATAAGCAATTTTTATTTTTCGATCAAGCCCTAGCGGCCAACACAACTAGAACTGTGGTGATCGGTATATGTCTTGGACAGGCTGATGTTGTCAAAGTGTATGCCAGCGCAGTAGATGTTAGTTTTAACCTATTCGGTGTGGAGACAAGTTAATGAACAACCCTAATTCGCAGTTTGCCAATCAACGACCAATGCAGAGAATGGCTGACCAGATGGCTACGCAAGGTCGATACGGCGATAGCATGATGGTACATATGAATCCCGTAGAGGTTCAAGGATTAGCCTCCCTGTCTCCCACAGGCTCTCTTACGAGAAACCCCATGACAGGGCAACCAGAAGCGTTCCTGCCCTTCTTGGCTCCATTGCTTGGAGGTATGCTTGGGTCGGCAGGATTTACCGCTCTTGGCGGTGCGCTTGGGACGGGGGCTATAGGTAGTGCTGTATCTGCTCTAGGAGCTAATGCGGCTCTTGCGGGTGCTGTAGGCTCCGGTCTGGCGACAACCGCAGTGACTGGAGACTTAAAGCAGGGAATTATGTCTGGGTTGACTGGTTATGGTATTGGTTCGGCAGTAAATGCCACATCGGCGGCTCTTGATCCCGCTGTAGTTGATGCCGCATCAACACTTGCTGACTCCACATCCGAGCTTGCTGGCCTTGAAAACCTCGCTAACACAGGTGCTACTACTACGGCTGATATAGCCAGAAGTCAGGCTCTTAACGCTCCAGCTTTCTCCGAGTCAGCAATGCCTAGCGATCTACCCTTTGGCGATGTATCTTTTAATCCAGAGTCTATTCGTTTTCAGCAAGCGAACGTAGACGCATTGACATCAGAAGCAGGTAAGAACGTAGCTGAAAACTTTTCTAGCGACCCAATGAAATTTACCGGAGAGTTCGGAAAGAACCTAATGACAAAAGGGTCAATTCTCCCCATAGCAATTGGCGAAGGCGCAAGAGCGCAGGAGATGCTTGAAGATGACATGAGGGCAGATAGTCGTAGGCGAGAGGGAGAGAGTCAGCAGGAGTTAGCTGATGCCTACGGGAGATACAATAGCGCAGTGGCTACAGGCAGGGCAATAAACGACATGAACCCTAACAGCATAAACCCGTACTACGGCAGTTATGAAGACAACAACCCGTACCAGTCGGCTTCTGGCGGTCAGATCAATATGATGGGTGGCGGTGTAACGTCGATTAATCCGCAAGACTACATGCGTCAACGTCAAAACCTTGAGTCTATGGGTCAACCTGTTCAGATGTTTGCTGGTATGAATATACCTAATTTTCCGGGAATGAACAATGAAAAGGCAGAGGAAGCACAAGCCCTCGTTCGGCCCCCAAGAGCGGTTACTACTGAGGAGTTAACAGCAGAGGCTAATGCGAGAATTGCACAGGGCCAAGACCCACGGGCAGGATTTGCTCCTGAGATTCGATACTTTAGAGAGCCACTTCCCGATCCAGTTGTAGAGCCAGATCCCGATGCTCCCGTAGAAGGCGGGGAAGGTAAAGATCCTGTATACACGATGCCCAATAAAGGCGGTAACTTTAATGCGTCAAACATGTCGAATGTTGCAATGCGTGGCCCTGATGCGGCTATGCGCGAAGGAATAAATCCTGCCGGTATGGGTGCCGGTATGGGTGGAATCGAGCAGATAGCCACAGAGAAGATGATAATCGACGCTCAGAAGGCAAAGGAAAAGGCAAATCAGGCGGTAGAAGGATTGTCTAATGACTACATGAGAGACTACGGAAACTCAGTTGTCCCTATATACGGCAATCAAATGAGCGGAGGCGGCATAGTTTCTTTGCAAGAAGGCGGGATGCCTCAGATGTCTCCTGAGTTTAACAACCCTGCTACATCTCAAAACGCTATGGTCGCAGGAGCATCAATGGCGGCTCAAGATCAGATGATGGGACAGCAAGGGCCGCAGATGAGCCAAGAAGAAATCATGTCGGTGATCTCTGAAGTTACCTCAATAGCTAAGTCAGACCCTGACGGATCGAAGGGAGACCCGCAAAGGTATCAAGAGCTTTCCGCGCAACTGTTAGCGATACGAGAGCAGATAGGTGATCAGGCATTAGCTCAACTGATTAGCTCAATGACAGGTCAAGGCGCGACTGCTGGTATGAGCATGGAAGATATGAATGTTCAGGTTAATCCAGAGCCGACTTACGATTATGCAGAAGGTGGCATGACTCAAGGTTCCGAGACTGAATTATTAAATCAAACAAGGCAGGCGATTTTAGGTCAGCTTTCGCCTGAGCAGTCAGAGACTGTTATTAACATGTTTGTAGATACCTACGGCAGTGAAGTTTTCGCTGAACTTCGTACATCAGTGCTACAATCAGTTGTTCCAAACGCTCAGACAGAAGGCAAGATTGAAGGTCAAGGCGGCGGTATGGATGACGAGGTTATGGGTATGATTGGAAACCAACAGCAAGTTGCTGTAAGTCCCGATGAGTATATTGTTCCCGCAGACGTAGTCTCAGGCATAGGTGACGGAAGCTCAAGTTCCGGTGCAGACCAGCTTGACGAAATGCTTGATAGAGTTAGATCAGCAAGAACAGGGACAACTCAGCAACCTTCACCAGTTATGGCTAGGCAGGGAGGTATGTTACCCGCATGAGCAGTGTAGCTAACAAAAAACAAGAAGTCATAAGGGATATCTCTAGGGAGCCAAGGGTTAAGAGCAAGAACGCGCCCAGAAAGATCACACATACGATCACAATAGCTCCTACAACGTATTTAAACGCATTATGGCCTGATGTTGAGGGTCAGCTTCAACGTGCTGTAATACGCTCTAATGGGCGTTGGACGATGCCTGTGTTGTTTGAGGTTATAGCCAGTGGTCAGCAACATCTATGGTTGGCGTTCAACGAAGATAAAGAGATAGATGGCGTTGGCACAACTGAGTTTGTGCAATACCCAAACAAAAAAATGTTAGCTATTCAGTTTCTTGGAGGTGATCATTTTAATAGTTGGGTTTGGGATATGTTAGATAAATTTAATGACTTTGCTAGAGAGTCAGAGTGCGATGGCATTGAGGCCACTGCAAGGCAAGGTTTCTGGAAATGGTTGAGTCAGGATGACTTCAAGCAATCGTATGTTGTCTATGAGAAGAGGATTGAGAAATGAGTAAAGGTGGAGGCGGCGCACAGAATTCAAATGTAAAACAGACAACAAGCAATATTCCAGAATATGCAAGGCCGTTTTACGAAGGTCTTTTGCAGAGAGCGACCACTGAGAGTGAGCGCGGCTATGATCCCTATATGGGTCAGCGTATGTCTGACTTTGATCCCTACGAAATGGACGCTATGGGTGGCATAGCTGATATGGCGTATAGGGGAGATCCGACTCAGCTTAATCAGGCTTCTGAGCTTGCGGCTAGAGTTGGATATCAAGACCCAAATCAAGCAATGGATATTGCTAACTCCTATAATCCAACAGGTCAGTTTTCTGGTTATAACGCAGGAAATGTTGACTCCCAGTATCAAGCTGGTGATCAGCAAAATTTCTATCGCGCAGGGAATATTGATAACAATTACGATGCAATGTTTCGCGGCACTGAATATCAGCCTATGCAGTTTGATGCTGGATACGATCCAAGCCAAAGAGATTCCCAGTTTTACGCTGAAGACCTTTTTTCTGAGTATGCTCCTCAGACCTATGATACAGGTTACGAGGTGCAAGACTTTAATCAAGGCTATCAGGCTCAAGATTACAATCAAGGCTATCAGGCTCAAGATTTTAATAATCAATATCAGGGCAGGGACTTTGACGCAGGATATGTTGCTAGAGAATTAGGTCAAGATTATACGGCTAGGGATTTGGAGAGCGGGTTTGACGCTGGTAGCGTAACGGATCAAGGTGTTCTTGAGCAGTACATGAATCCTTATCAGCAACTTGTTACAGATGTGCAGAAGAGAGAGGCGCGTAGAGATGCAGATATTAGCTCTGCTCAAACAGGATTGCAGGCGGCTCAATCTGGAGCTTTTGGAGGATACCGAGAAGGCGTCATCCTTGCCGAGCAAGATAAGAATCTTCAACAGCAACTTTCAGACATCCAAAATACGGGCGATCAACAGGCGTTTAGTCAAGCCTTGCAAGCATT